CCTTGTGACCGGCGAGGAGACGACCCTTGCAACGCTCAGCGAGCGCGACGAAGAGAACCATGGAATCACGGCTGAATTGGAGGCGACCCTGCACGTTCTCCAGATGGAAAAGACGGACAAGAGTGAAGATACAATCAAGTTCGAAACCATCGAGATAGGACATGAGGTTCTCGGCCATGAGATATCCGGTCGAGAGCTCGGTGGCGTAACTGGCGAGGACGTTAGCAAGTTTTCCCTGGTCAGAGGCAAGGTAGATACGAGCGATCATGGGGACAGGGTCGCGGATAGCACCAGTGGGAGTGCAGATGTACCCCACAAAGAGAAGACGAGCCTCAACCTCAGGCTTGGCCACAAGGGAGAGATGCTGCCGAAAAGAAGGCCAAGAAGCACGCTGAGCGATCACGCGACCAATGCCACCATCATCACCGGAAACGAAGATGGGGATGGAACGGTCACGATCAAGGGGGAACTCAAGATTCAGGACGGCGAGATTGCAACGGCAGTTGAAAGCGTAGGTGGCAGGCTCACCAGAAAAGCGCATGGTCTGGAGGGAACCCAGGAAGCAGCTCATGCAAGTCTTGTTCTCAGCATACATGTCAATGAACTCCTGAGGGATGGAAGCATGCCAAAGGTAGAGTAGCTCGGAAGCGAGGACTTCACCCGTCTGGCTCTGATCAAAGGCTGTATAATCATTGGCATAGTAAAGGCCGGGGGTGAGCCAGCGTTTGCAGAAAGCATCAAGATCACCATTGTTGCGCCCACCATGGAGATAAATATTGGAAGGACAATACTCATGTTCCAAGATGGTTAGGTAACGGATAACCGGACCAAAGAAGAGCAACCACATGTCAGACATGTTGGAAATGGTCTGCCCAGCCTTGAGATCACCATTGATGGTGGAGCTATTCACCTTGCGCTGCTGCTTCATGAAAAGCCGGATCCAAGTCCAACGCCAATCGGGATCGCTCTTGTAGGCATTGGCGAGAATGGTCTGTTTGGTCTTGACATGCAAGGAGTGCCACTCATTGTACTGGATGCAACGATGAAAAACGTCCTCTTGAAAGGGCATAGGGGTGGTGTGGTCAAGGCCCATGAGCTTGCAGTACGAAATGAACAAGGCTTGACCAACCCATTCTTTCGAGAGAACCTCCGCGCGGTTGGCAGCGGGTTTACGGAATCGCAAGCGCTTCGGGATACTGAGAGGGAGCAGAGTCTCGTCGGCAGTACGATGGCGGGCAGCAATTTGCTCGGGGTAATCACCATCCGGATTGTGACCTTCAGGTTCGGAGTCACGAAACTGGGCAGTCGGTTCACCGATCGATGACCTGACGACGGGCGGGCTCATCAACGGGACGGAGTTTGTAAATGCTCTGGAAAAGGAGTTTCACATCAGTGCTGGCCCAATGAACACGTGGGGGCTCTTCGGGACACCACTCTTCGTGTGGTTGGAAATCAGTGCAGACCTCTTCGACCAGGCCAGTGTGGGCGACGC